AGTTCGGATTCCCATAAGGATACAATTTTGACCGCTTCCTTTCTTTTCTTTATGTTTATATTATAGTATGACTACCCCCCTCGTTAAAATGCCGCCATTATGCCTTTTTGGTGTCATTTTTTGGCATAAAAAAAGAGCCCCCGTACAGTGAACAGGACCAGTAAAAACGGACAATGAAAAAAAGCACCCCCTATGGTATAATTAAGGAAATACCATAGGGGGTTAAGTTATGCCAAGAACATACACACATATCAAGCAATACGAAAAAGAAATATTTGAATTAAAAGCAAAAGGTTTGACAAATAGGGAGATTGCAGAAAGACTTGGCTTTAAGTTAGATCAAGTAAAAGACCTGATTAGCAGACATAATAAAAATCAAAGAAAACTTGAAGCAGGAATTGCACTTAAGAAAAAAGGCAGACCACCAAAAACAGATAAATATGATATAGAAACAGCAAAGTTAAACGAGCTGAAATATATTATCGCTCGTAAAGACGCAAAGATAAGAGCACTTCAAATGGAAAATGATTTGATGCGGGATTTTCTCTCGCAAACAGAAAGGAAGTGAGAGCTTCAGTAAAATACAGAGTGATATACAAACATAAGGAAAAATATGGAATAAGTGAAATGTGCCGTTTCTTCAATGTTTCAAGAAGTGGCTATTATGATTTCGTAAAAAGAATGGATGTTCCAGCAAAAGATTTACCACTTGCTGAAAAGATAAAAGAATGTCAGATCACAACAAAGCGAACATATGGCTATCGCAGAGTGCATATATGGCTTGAAAAACAAGGTATTCATCACAATCCAAAAACAATATTACGTGTTATGCAAAAATACAACCTGTTAGCCGATGTTAGAAGAAAGCGTTACATAAAGTATGGTGAATGCCTTCACAGATATGATAACATACTTAACCGTGACTTTCATGCCGACAGACCTAATCAGAAATGGGTTACAGACATATCATATATTAGAACAGGACAAGGCTTTCTGTATTTATCTATCATCAGGGATTTATACGATAACAGCATTGTTTCTTACAAGACCAGCACAGAGCAGAACATTCATCTTGTGTTAAATACAATCAAAGCAGCTAAGCGAAAAGAGAAAGTCACCGCAGAGTTGCAGCTCCACAGTGACCAAGGCTTTCAATACACATCCCAAGCATATTATCGCCTGACAAAATCTTATGACATTACGCCGTCAATGTCAAGACGTGGCAATCCGTATGATAATGCTTTGGCGGAAAATTTTTTCTCAATTCTCAAAACTGAATGTATTTACAGAACTAAATTGCGAACCTATGAGGAGGCTCGCCTCCTCATAGATGATTATATTCATTTCTACAATTATGAAAGAATCCAATTAAAAACAAAACTGACTCCGATGGAATACCGGAATCAGTTCACTGCTTAAATTAATTTTTTACACCATAGGGGCTTTTTTGTGCTGTCCGTACAAATTGGGGCAGTTCAACAGATGTTTATCCGTTCGGGGGTTTTTCTTATTTACTTTTGGTTGCGAGCACTGTGGTTCCTTTTTCGACTATTCGTTTTACCTGCCTCACCGACATTCCGAATTCTTCCGCCAAAGGTTCGAAACAAACACCATCTAAAAGTCTACGTTTAAGAATGGCACGGTCACGAGCTGAAAAAATCCACGAGTCTATCAGTAATGTTCACTCTTGGGTTGTCTTACTGTATAGGTCGATTTCACTCTTTCCCATCACTATGCACCTCGCTGATGAGTTCTACGATTTCTTGCTTATTTGCGTCAACATTCTTGTTTACTCGGTTACACCAAAAACAAAACATCACGCAGTTGCATATTGCAAGGACACAAATAGCAACAACAAAGGCCAAGCACATTCGTTTCATTGTTATGTCGTGACGTGCCGAGATTATCTCGAGAACTGCAAATGGTTCAAGTATTTTTTTATCGTTATTTCCTGCGTTCATTTTTAACTCCTAACTGCTCCCCTGTAAATCAAAACCCGAGTGTAGGGGAAGGAGCGAACCTACACTCGGGCACGGAGTGAGTTATCCTATGTATGCCTGAAGTTTGGCAAGCCATTCAGCTGTCAGTGGGATTAGCACATCTGTGTCATGGTGAAACACTTTACTTATAGCTGCGCTTGTATCTTCGATAAGACCTGACTGAGTCAGCCAATCCAAAAAGGCTTCTATTGAAGTTAAAGTTTTACTAATCACTTCAAAAATTGCTGTTATATAATCCATCATAACGCCTCCACATAATTATATGATATCCAGCGGTTATCGCCTAAATTAGCCCATTTCCCGTTAAGGGAAATGTCTATAATGTCCACCTTTGAACCTTTCTTTATTTCGCCTGTACAGGCGTAATTTGTGCCGGGTCCGACCCTTACATTGACATCTGCTTTTATTGTTCTTGTGGGTCGCAGTACTCCGAGAAACCCCTCACTATCGTAGGTATGTGAGGTCTTGTGAACCTTTGAACCTGTCGGGTAGTTCTGGTCTGCACTATATATCCTTTTCGTTGTTGAGCTGTTATCGTAAGCTACACAAATATGGCCAAGCTTGTTACCCTCGGTAAAAATGCAGATATCATACTCGATTGGTTTGAAACTTGGAGTGTTGGGTATCCGCTTAAAATGAGAAGTCAGTTCCTTGTGGTTTTTGAAGCCTTCATAGAAGTCACGAGCGTTACCCCAAGCCCACGAATTCTGCAGTGTGGGATATTTATCGTAAAATTTGAACGTATCCACCTCAACAAGCAAACTCTTTATAAGGTCGACACACTGATACCCACTGGTGGATTTATTGTATCGGACATTTGCCCCAAGATGTGAATTTAGCCACGCATTAAATTTCATTATTTGTGCCTTCCTTCTGCCAACCGTTTTTTAGGCCAAGAACAGCCGCTTCGATAAACATTTCACATTCGATTTCGGTTATCTGGATTCCCTTCTGCTGAAGCATTGCAACAAGTGCCTCCTCGGCTTTGAAATATTTCTCGTTGCCGTGAAGGTCTGTATACATCTGCTCTACGGCCTCTACAGCTGTTTTTGCGAGTTTCTTTTTTGTTGCAGTATTCACTTTGTCTTCGTATATTCTCTTGAGCTGCACACCTATATATGTTGCCACCGAGGTGATAATCAGGGCGAGCAGTTCCTTTCCAAAGTCGTTTATAAACTCTTTGAACACTTCTAAACCTCCTTATTTTAAGTCGTCATCGTCGTTTTTTATGTGTTTAGGATTGGTGGGTAAAGCGTTTAATTCTTCCCACACCTGTGTTATTACGCCGTTCCCCTTGAGAGCGTGGTAGCTATTGTATTGAGCTTCTACAACTTGTTTTATATGAATGGGACAATACCCCAGTTCCATATATCTATCGTAGTAGTGAATAATCTCTCCTCTAAGGAGGTCTTGCATACCTTTACTTATTGCTTTGATTTTATTATTCAGCGTCTTCATAAAAGCAAAGACCGCAGTTAATGCGGTCCCTACTATGAATGTTATAACGTATTTTACTATTTCGGGTCCCATCACTCTTCCACCTCAATGCTTATTCTATTGCCTTCTTTGTCGTAGGCAGTTACTGTAACACCCTCGTATGCTTTGTTTGTGAGCCACTCAATGTTGCTTGAGTAATTGCTTGAATTGGTATCAAGGTAAACAGTAATGTGGTCAAGGTTATGCTGTAACATTGTAAAAGTAGCACCAAGATTTAACTTAACGCCATTACCGATGTTACCTAACTCAAGGTATTCAATTCTTAACTGACCCTCAAGGTCAAGGTCGAAGCTTCTTATGTCGGGGTAGTGAATACCTTTAACTACGAAACCAACATTTCCTGTTTTTGTAAGTTCAATATAATTCATAATGTCACCTCGTTAATCTGAATACATTTAGTTACATATCAAAAAATTTATTATTGACAGTAATCGAAACGGTTCTTGATTCTTTAGGAGGAATAACGACGTCCTCGTCAAAGTAATAAGCCAAAACAAGAAAATAATAGTTGTTTACCTGCTGTGTAAACTGAATACTTGATACGACCCTTTCTTCGTCTGCTGTATTATACATAACAATTGATAAATTGCATTCAACTCCGATTGGAGATGTTTTGGAAATTTGATTTTTTGTTGCTGTTGATGTAATGGTAACATCGGATATAGCATTTGGCACAGCATATAGAGTCGGGTCATGCGTTTTAGCTGAAGAAGCGATGTAAATACTTGATACAGATGAATTAAAAGTGCTTAGACAAAACGCATTCATACTAGTAATGGATCTATTGTTGCCATAAATATCCTGACACTGCATTTCGTTGTTAATAAATAGTTTGCAGAAATGAGTATAAAAATTGTTATAAAATCTTAATCCCATTATTCTACCTCCGAAGTAATCTCAAGTAAATTTGAGAAGTAATTTATATTATTGTTTTCATTGTATGATAATGCAAACGGCCAACTTGGTAGGCTACTTATTCTCTCTGCCATCTCGGTTGTTGGGATAGGCTCGGTGCTACCTTCTTTACCTCTTATGGCATTACCAATGCCTTCAAGGGTAGACTTGTTTATAAATACTTTGTCCATCAGTAGCTACCCCCTTCGGCAGATGGTATGTTTGCAAGTGCAGACTCTATTGCTTCCATAACGCCTTTGGCGGTGAGTATTTCTTCGTCCGTGTATTCAACGCCTTCGGCATAAACCATTAACATATTGTCGTTAACGAGCATACCATCATAGACATTGTATATGGTCGGCTGCGACTTGGTGCTTCTTAATCGCACGAAATAACCTGTGAAATTGCCTGTCGTTGCACCATCAACACAGACGAATTTGAACACATATCCTGAAACAGACGACTCAACATCGTAAGGCTTGCCTTTGTTGTGTCCAACATAACGACAGAGCATATCATCATATACTACATAAACATCTCTGCCGTCAACGATTGCTTGCTTGACTTCTTCATAAGGAGTCTCGCCGTAGTCTGCATAGAATGGTTCTTTGGCATCAGAGCCACCACCTGTGGCAGAAATTACATCGCCTTCTATCGTGATGTTTTCTCCGGGGATGAGTTTATCCTGCTTGCCACTTATGTCCTGATGTTCGGTAAGATACCCTATATCATTTTCAAAAGCTGATACTTTTGTTGGTACAACAGGAATTTCACTTTTATCGGCTTTGTCTGTTTTGAGTGTGCTGATGTCTTCTATATTCTTGTCAACTGATGTTTTGTCAGCTTTTAAAGTCAAGGCAACATCTACTTGTTCACGATTATAAACCTCGGATTTATTTGCCTTATTTTCAAACTTTACATCTACCTGACTTTTGTCATACACATTATCCTCGTTCGCTTTGGTGTCAAGCACGGATTGTAAACCTATAACATCGGAAATTGTTACTTCTGAGCTTATAGGGTTGCCATTAAATACAGGCTTTCCGTCCCTCTCACCCCATTTGTCGAGAATATCTTTATTCGAGTGATTGTGTTTATACGCATCAAGTTCGGCAATCTCAGCCTCACTTTTATGATATTTCTCATCTACGTAATCAAATACATCTTTGATATCGGGAAGATTGTTGAGTCCGTTTTGCAAGTCATCACCTGCTGCACCCGGAAGCAACTTACAAATATCCACCATATTTGTGGTGATTCGTTTATTATCAGCCCAGCTGCCACAAAGACCCACAGAAAGGATAGACCCTTTTGTGGACATTATTTTTTCGGGTACAGTAGCGATGCCCTCATCATCTACCACGGAGGGCAGGGTTTTCCTGCTCCCCGTGGGCATAAGTGCCGAGAATGTTGCCGTAAGAGCAGCACCCTCCCATGATGGGTCCTCGATTGAAAACAGTATCTTATCAAAGTTAAGTGAACCAGTAGGCAGGGTTTCAGTTTCAATAATTTTCGCTTTGTTACCCTGTATTTCTACAGTAATCATGGCTAACCCTCCTATGCTGTTAGTTTATAAAGCCTATTGTAATCCATTCTACACTTTCATCATCTGCAAGAAGGGATGACCCTACGGTCAACTCAAATTTATTAGTTGATTTGGTGATATAAGCACTACTGAAGTTCGAGGCTGTATAAATAGCTACATAGTTGCTGTTATCATATGCAGCATCAAAAGTGGCAGTTACCTTGCCTCTTGTCTTTGCCGAGTTATCCCAAGATACAACACTACGACCCCAAAGAATTTTTACACTTTTACCTGCTGAACTGCCGGGTAGTATTACTTTTCCTCTGGGTGTGCCATTCACCTGCTGATTTGTGGCTTTTGTTATACCATCGTTAGTTCTACCTGTACCGCCCTGTGCTATTGGTAATGTCCCAAACTGTGGGCTGCCGCTTGCAGTAGCAAATAATGCACCAATACCAGATAACAACGAAACAGAACTACTACCATTTCCTTTTAGAAGAGCGCCTGCAGTTAATGTAGTTTTACCTGTGCCACCGTGTGCAACATTTACAGTACCACCTGCTGACATAGCCTGTGCAAGGGTCACGTTGTGAGGATTACTTTTGTTATCTATATGACTTGAAAAAGTACCATCAGAGAGCTTTTCAGCTGTTGCTTTATCTATGTATAAAGAAGTCGTTGTTAACCTCGCAGGTGTCACGGCAGAGTTAGCAGCAAGACAAATAAGGCAACTGTTAGAAAGGTCAAAACCTACAGCTTGACTCGATGTAATTGTGGTAGTTCTGCCTATTTTTATGAGTTCTGTATCTTCGGCTTTAATACCGTTTGTGGCGAGACCTGTGAAGGTAGTTTTATTAAGGTCAACCATTCCACATCCACTAAATTTAGCCCATGCATTTGGTGTGTGTGTTTGGTTGCCGTCTGTAACATCACCGATTCTTACCCTGCCTACCTTCTCAAAAAGAACAACTGCGGGTCCGTACCCAGTTTCTGCGCTGTATGTTGGGTTGCTATCAAGTGCGAGTGAAAGGTTATCAAGTGTTACAGATTCACACTCAAAAAACGCAGGGATAAAATTAAGCTTGGCTCTTGCCGCACCTTCTTCTGTGGTTATTGCTATGTGGGGATACCCCTCAATTCGTGCGGCATAATAATTCTGTGAGTCGTAGGCGGTTGAGGCTTCACTTTCAACGATTCGAATGGTAAGTAATGCTACCATTTTAGGAGGGAATGCATCAAGCGCCTCTTTTACATACTTGAATGGGTGCTGTTTCGAACCGTCGCGCTCGTTGTCACTGTCCATTGTTTCGGGGTTGACATACGCCTCCGCTGTGAGATTGCTCACACCGATAAGGTCTGGATGCGCATAGGGGTCACGGTTGTGTGCATCTATGGCGGAGTCCAATTCGTCGTGGTCTACATATACCGCCGAACTATCAAGGACAGCGGTTACGTTTACTGCATCATCAACAATAGCCACTATTGTTACTGTTCTCTCGATTATTTCACTACTGGGGTCGGCGATATAAGCGTAATCTTTACCGTAGTTTGCATAGCAATAAAGAATTTCTTTAGACTCATCGTCTGGGTCCTTTGCAAAAAGACCAACCTCTCTATAATTGAATGCCTCGGTCTGACCTTCATTAGTAAAATAACCCTTGATTTTTGCATACCCATCATCGATTGATATGCCTGTTAATGTCAAATTAACCTTGGGGTCGATGAGGTCAGTAAAGGTTCTGAAATCCTGCCCGTCTACAAGCTCACCTGCGCCTACTTTGATTCTTGTGAAACATATTTCAGTTCCACCGATGGAGCGGAGCTGAAGGTTTCGACCTGCGTTTGTAAATTTTGGTCTGCTAAAACTCATTTTATTAGGCCTCCTGTTTTATTACTTCAGCCACGGACTCCTGAATTATAAATCCGTAAAACTGATTAGGTTCTCTTTTCTGTTTTGTTTCCTCGAAGGTAGCGGTATGCTCTATAAAGCCTACACGCTGTGTTTGTGGGTCGTTTACCATGTCAAGGACAACTTTATCAAGCCATGCGCTTAAGCGCTTTACGTTCTCGGCTACGCCCTTAAACTTGATGATATCATTTGTTGTTATTTCGTTATTCGACAGGTTGACTTTAAAATATCCGGGGTCGCCTCCATACTCATACCACTCGGTTATAAAACCATCGTTTAATATTTTCTTGAGTACATCTTCCGTTGCTTTTTTAGTTCCTGCGGTCGCCCAATATTGAAGGGCATATTTTATCAGTTTTCTTTTTGTTTCGATGTCGTAGTTGGTGTCGTATTGAACTACAAGTAAATCTACCGCCAGTGCATCGAGTATGTCATGTCGTTTAATTTCATCAACCGCACTGAAGCTACGGGTATCGTCTGCCATGTCAAGTAATCTATAAATCAACTGTGACACGGCATAGCTTATAGCTTTAGCCCACGGCTGCCTTCCTACTACTTCGGGGAGGCTATCCGTGAGCTCTGCATTTCTTAAATTAATCATCTTCAAGACCTCCATACGCCACACTGCTATCAGTACAGTTAGCTATGGCTGTCGCCTCAAGTGGTACAAATGTGGGGGCGTAAAGTTCTACCCTCTTTGCACCTGCAGCTATGATTCTCTTGATTAATTCTGACGGGTTTACATCTCTGCCGATTCTTCTCTGCCAGTTCTTGTAATCTTCTACCGCTTTTTCCACAGCAAGTTGTATATCAACCGCGTTAGAAGCATCACTTCGGTTGATGTAGTATGTCACATCGATATGGTAGTCGGAGTCGTATGGTGCGGCAACATGAACCACATCAGTAAGTGGTCTTATAGCTGCACTACTTAAAAATTCAGCCAATTCATCGCATATAATATCACTTGGTGCTACACCACCTTCGAGCATGAATAATACCGTCACCTCTGTCGGGGCTGGTGTGTAAACCATTACATCGTCGATATCTGTGCGGAAAGTTCGAGCCCAGTATTCGTATGCCTCTTTCGGGCCTGCGACTGAGTAGCTGTGGGGGTGCATTAAAACTCGATATGTGAGGTCGTCATCGTTTTCCTGTGCATCACCACCACTTGTTTCCTCGATATTGACTACACTCTTTACGTATGGGATCGGGTCCACAAAAAGATTAAGGGTGCCTTCGGGCAGTCCGTTTGCAGTAAGTCCTGTTTGGAGTGCGGTCGCACGAACATCTACATATTCTGCACCGCCCGGGATTTCTGCATATTCATCGGTTGCAAAAGTGTTACCCTTCTCGTCCGTCACTCTTGAACCGCCGGGGATGGCCGTTGTGGCTGTTCTTACAGCACTTACTGTGAAGCGTAGGGTTGTTTTTGCACCGACCGCATCTCGCCTGAATAAGCCCTTTAATGCGGCGATATTGTCAAGATAACTGCCGTACGTATATTTTAAAAGGTCGGACTTGCCCGCCCTATCAATGTACTGCATTGCCTGATATCCCATGAGAGCTGCACTGTATAAAACAAGGCGTACGGGGTCGGCAAGAGGTAAATCTCGGCTTTCTCCTGTTAATTCCTTATACTTATCTTGGTAGTCTTCAATCAGCTGGTTTTGTAAATCATCTATTGTTAAATTATCAATGAATGAAATCTCGGGGACTTTTTTCAATTCGGCTATGTTAGACAAGTGCAATCACCACCTTAGGTTGAATGTTGCCGTTCGTGTAGTTGCCTTCCCACAGCACTCTTTCCACGACGGCTCTTTTTTCGTACTTGCGGGTTTTTGTTATGAGTTCGGATTCTATCATCGCTTTTGCCATTTCCATTGGCTGGTCTAAAAACGACCAATCAATACCAAAGTCGCGGTCGAGAGCAAGAGTACCCATCCTTGTTGCGTATAAAACATTCAAGCAACGGCACACATCCGCCCATTTATCTGTTTTGAACTCACAATCAATAATCACATCGGTTGAAATATCCATTTTGTCCTCCTACATCATTTCTATGTATTCGGTAAGATTCAGGGTCACCTCTGCCTGTGCAAGTTCACCCCAGTTATACATAACATCATCTGATGCGGCTATACTGTCGAGGCTCCAACTATGAAAACCTATAGGTCGTCCACCGATTATAAGTGGATATGCCATTCGGTTTTCTGCCATTTGTACAAGAGCTTCAATCATTGCCCTTGGTCTGACACCGTAGGTTGCATCGAGCTTTATTTTGAAGCTCACAGTTTGAAGTCCAGCACCGAGATATTCGGTTCGTGGCTTACCTTTTATAACTTCGTGACTTGCAGTTCTTTTTGAGGCATTCCTTGTAAAGTCGTTGAAGGTCAGCGCCCTTAGGCTACTGACAGTAAAAATAATGGGACCATAAGACCCTATCATGGTTTTGGCCTCCTTTGTTAAACACCGGGATTAACTGGTCCTGAAGGTGAACCCGGCGCTGTGCATTCGTGCGTGTGTGCGAGGAATGTCACACCGTCTATTTTTGTTCCACCCGTTATTGTTACGCTTCCCCCGGTTATTGTTACGCCACCTGCGCCTTCAATTGAAAGGCTCCCGCTGGCTTTCAGTTCCATCGAGCCATCAGTATTAATTTTGATAGACTCGATGCCTGTTATTTTGAATTTTTGTTCTGTATTAATCTCTATGTCTTCTTTAGTTTCAACATTGAGGGCATTGTCGTTGTGAAACTTTAGCCCACCGTTACCGCCCCCGTTATCGGTGTCTGCGTACTCGAGGTAACATTTACCGTCCCTGTCGAAGTATTTGACGGTTTTGCCTTCTCCACCCTCTTTGTGCGCTTTATGGGTCTGACTCCAGTAATCGCCGAGAATGAAGCCGTTAGCTGCACCATTTGGCTGATGTAAACACACCACTTGGTCACCGACATTTGGTGTTCGATATGTGTTGTTGTAAACCATTAAGGGCATTTCTACTGTTGTGCAGTTATCTCGGTCGGAGTATACTACACGGGCTTTGCCTTCCTTGTGATTTATCGAGCTGATTTTTCCTACTCTTATGGTGTCCATATTCAGCCTCCTATACTTCGATTTGTACTTTACTTAATTCCAGCTGTGTGGTGTACTTACCACCTATACTGTGGGTCACTTTTGTGATGTAATACTTGCCGTTGGCAACGCCAAGACCTGTTATAAGTACGCTCTGAGAAGAGCTGAGGCTTGGATTTCCCGGTATGGTTACACTCATGGATTCAGCATTGTCATTAGCCTCGTTGACTGCCGCCTTGATTTGTTTCTCTGCGTCTTCTCGGCTGTCAGCCTTTCCGTTTACTGCAAGCGAACGGGTCTGTATTCCGTACTCGGCCTCGTAGTCCTCACCCGAGTCACTCTCTGTGTATTTCATAGTTCCGCCTGTATATGTGCCATTGAGCGTGGTGTTATAGGACCATTGTTCCATTCCACTCTTGTCAATGATAGTAACAGGTGGGAGTTTCTTATAGGTTTCTCGGTCAAACACTACGAGCTTGTGGCTGTAAATTTTACAGCTGAGGTTATACTTCTCACAAACCGAATTTACAAAGTCGGCATCCGTCTGCTCCGATTGTTCTATACTGTCTATCTTTATCTCATCTGCGGCGTAAAGGGGTAAAAGCGCATATTTTACGGCTATCTCTGTTACTATCTGCTGAACAGTGACATTTTCCCACGTCTTTGTCCTTTGCTGCGATTTGAAGCTCTGGTCTGATGGCTGCGATACCGCTTTGAATTGCACCTGTGTAGGCGGTCCCGAGAAGCTGGGGTCATCTATGATAAAATCGCCACAATTCAAAATACGGTTATCCCCCAAAACTCGCCAATCATTAACACGAATAATTGCCGTGATTTTATCACCAAGTTTTGGGAACATTCCGTTTATCCACATATCGTTAGGGTCATTGATTGTCAACGATATATCATCACTGCTCCCCGTTTCCGGGTCGTTATAAGTGAAGCTGCCCGTCTTTTCCGCAAGGGAGGCGGTGATTGTTTTGCCGTTGTATATAATCTCGGCAGAGGCGTGTCGCATTGGTATCATTCAGCGTTCCTCCAAGCAGGCAATGTTTCGCTCTTTTGTTCGGGAGCATCAGGAGTGTTCAATATTACCCCGGCATCAAATTCATAAACATCAAGCAGAGCAAAATTGTTAGACATTAGGTAGTCGGTATAACTCTCCGACCCGTATACCTCCTTGGCTATGATATCCCATTGGTCGCCGGGTTTTGTGGTATATGTTCCTGCCATATTGTCCTCCTTTACGCCCTACTGAATGAGAGCCTACCATTTTCTTTCTGGTATCTCTGCATATAGATTTTGAATTGCTCAAAGCTATCATTTACTGCGTTTTTAATTTCGTATGGGTCACCATTCTCACAATTAATCACGGGAGCAAATGTTACATTGATTTCACCACCGATTCCACCATCAAGCATTGTACTCAATTTTGAAAGTGGTATAACTGCTTCAGGCTCTGAACCTTCGCCTATACGTGCGAGTGTATCTTGTGTTACGATACCACCTGTTGCCATCTCTGGAATGGTTGCAAGATTAAAGCCTATCTCCGCACCTGCATACTCACCGAGTACTTTCCAATTTGGAAGAGGACCGATGTGTATCCCATTGATTGCATTTATAACTGCATTAATGCATCTTATAATGAAATTAACGCCAGTCTTTATTTTTTCACTTAACCAGTCAAACATACCGCCAAGTGCACCTGATATGGCTGATACTAATGTCTGTACTGCAGTCGCTATAATACCTACAACATTACCTACAACTGTTATTATACCTGAAATAATAGGCATAACAGCAGACAGCACGCTCAATATTAATTGTACGCCACTTACTATGATATTTATAATAGGTGTTATTATGTTTGTAAGGGTTACAATTACAGGCAGTAATGAAGTAATTATTGATAGTATGGGTGTAAGTAAAGGTAAAAGAACAGGCAGAAGGTTTTGTATAAGGGTTGTAAGTGCGGGTAAAAGAGCAGCAAGCACTTGAGTTGCAAACTCCATAAGTGGTGGCATCAACTGATTTATAATAGGTAATATCTGATTTATAAATTCCACGATTACAGGTAAAATTCCAGAAGCCATTTCCGCTATCATACCGAGGTCGATATTCTCGAAAATCTCGGAAATAACAGGACCCAATTCATCGACTGCGTCCAGCAGAGTGTCTATGCTACTCGAAACAACCGGGAGCAGGTCTGTTCCCAGCTGGGTGAGGTATGGGAGTAACTTTTGACCGAGTTCGGTCAGGGCATTATTTCCCATATTCTTTAACATCTGAAGACTATATTCGAAGGTTTGAGTTTGTCGAGCAAAGGCCGCGTCGGTTGCACCATCAGCTTTGCCCATTGCTGCGGTTTTATCTGTCAAAGCACCTGAAAGGTCACCTGTCATCGCCGTAGCTAATACCGCCGCGTTGGATGAACCATACAGGCTCGCCAAAGATTTACCTGTCTTCTCACTGTACTTTGTAATGGCTTCCATTGTGCCTTGAAGACCAAGGTCAGCAATCATTGCCTCACCTGATGCGTAGCCCATTTCTTCCATGGCCGTTGCCATTTCTTGGGTGGGCTTTTGGAGCTTTGTATACACGGCTTTCAGTTTAGTTGCTACTTCTGAAGCCGAACCTACAACGCCTGTACCTGCAGCAAAAACACCGAACAGTTCCTCTTGACTTACACCCATTGCCGATGATAACGATGTTACCTGCTGAATGGATGACGCCAGTTCTGCGTATGACGTCTGACCAAGTTTTACAGTCTGGAAAGCCATATCACTTACTCTCTGGTTAGCCTCCGCACTTGTGTCACCATAGGCTTTTGTAACGGCAGACAAAAGGTTTACAGCATCGGTGGTGGTTGCGCATCCTGCGGCGCCACTCTTTGCGGCTATTTCCATTATTTCGGCGGATTCAGCTGTGTCACCAAAGGCTGAAATAACCTGATATAAACCGTCCGAAAGGTCGGAGGTTGCTACACCTGTTGCGTTGGAAACCTCAAGAACCGATGCACTCAACTCGGAAGTACGGGCGTCTATCTCCTCGGTTGTACCATCGAGCAATGTCGAAACGTTAGCCATCTGTTTTTCAAATTGACCCGCTGACTCTACGGCTTTAACACACACTTCGGATGTCAGTTCTATTGCTTTTGCTGTTGCTTTAAATGCGGCGGTAGCCATAACTGCGCTACCCGTTAGAGAGCCTGATATTACACCCGCCGCAATTTTGCCCTTGGTACCCATTTTCGAAAGTTGACCGAGGGCGCTTTTTATGGCACTCGAGAATGAGTCCTTTAGGGTAGCCCCTATGGCTATGTCAAGAGCGTAGCTTTTTTTACCGCTTGCCATGTTTCTTTTGTGCCTCCTTTATGTCTTCACATATCTCTCCAAGTTCCTTGGGTGTCATATCCATATAAAACTCTGCATTTGTATATGTACTCATTCCAAGTTTTATTGCTATGCTTCGCAGGGTTCTTGGCAGGTTTTTATCACCTGTCAATCCTCGGAGAAAAAATAGGTGAACACTTTATTTTTTACCTTGTTTAGTTCTTTTGCGGGAAGTTCTTTGAAAAACTCGACAGGGATTTTAGTTACAGTATTTGCAACAATGCAGGCGAATTCGGGGCTCTGCTCCTTAAGAGCGGATGCAATTCCGAGTGCATCAAAAGCCTTGTGAATGTCACAAAGCTGTCTACCTGTAAGGTCTTCCATTCCTGCGAGGTCGATTGTCTTGTATTCTTTGTCTTCCCATTTAAAAGGTTTTTTAAATTCTACGAGGTATTCGTTTTCTGTCATTTTTCTTGCTCCTTATCAGTAAAATTCCCCCGGCACCATAAGGTGTCAGGGGTTATGTTTTTAGCAGAGTGCTCTTACAGCGGCGAGCATATCTACGCCACCTACTCTGTAGATGCTATTAAGTTTATCGATTTCGAGTTCTTTCTTGCCGTCAATCTCAATGAGAATGTAGCTAAGTTCAAGTGTAACAGATGCGCCTGTGCCATCGCCCTGCTTTACACTACCGGGGTTAAAGCCCTTTTTACGACCACGACATACTACTCTCATTCCTACGAATGAAAGGTCGCCCATACCATCCTGAACCTGAATGGAACCACGAAGGGTTACATCCACATTTGTAAGTGCCTTCATCATTGTGAATGCATTAGTAAACAATGTACGGAAGGGTATCTCAATTTCCATGGAACTGAACAGTCCGTGTGATGGGCTGTCGATTTCACCAAGGATTCCGGGGCCTGTCATAGTGCTGGTCATTTCGGTAATCTCGGGGAGTGTTACTTCCTCACTGATGCCGATATGCTTTACACCATCCTGATATACGTTGAATGCATTTATTTTATCGGGGATTACGTATGCCATTATTCGTCACCTCCAGTGAGTGCTGTTTCGAGTGCGTAGGGGTTAAACTCGAGGATGAATTCGATATCTTCCGCGGGTGTAAATGGTGTGAGGTGGATATGGAATGTGATTTCACCATTCATTATGTTTGTTACAGGGTTTTCTGCTGCGAGGAATTCACAGCGTGCCTCTGCAACAATACCTCTTGCCACAAAGCTGTTGCCTCTGATGTTCTCACTGTCGATAATGTTTTCGATGAGTCTGTAGTTAGCTGGGTCATCTACTCGCTGGTGGTAAGTGAGAATGAGGGTGTTACCCCACCAAGTAAACATACGGCGTACAGCAATCCATCTATCTTTGGGGTCTGTGCTTGATGGGTACACTGCGGTGTTGTTACCCCAGCACTTGTATCCGTTATGGTTAAGTGCTGTAACCACACCGTAGCTGTTTACAAGGTTTGCCTGCTCCTGATCAAGTATTACCTTTGTGCCATCTTTAAGTACAAGACCTGTAATACCGAGGCTCTTGTTTGAAGGATAAAGATAGGGTACATCACCGTTTGCGGCATCGTTATATGCAATAAGAGCCGAAACGAGAGCACTCATGCAGTACTTCTTCTTACCGATTACAGCATAAGGCCAGCAGGCTATTGAATGTGCGCTGTCAATACCGAGATTTTCTTTTGCAGTCTTTACATCGGAATACTTAAGAGCCGCGGTGGGTGTGGCTCCTTTTGCACTCGTATCATCACTACCAATGTCAATGAGACATTCTGATGTGAAGCATCCGTTAATGCCTGTACATTTTGCTTCGAGTGCAGCAACTACATTGGCATTACTTGTCCAGCCGGGGGCTGAAATAAGACCGGGTGTAAGACCAAACATTGGGTACACCTTATTAATGCATTCTAATCCTGAAACCTCGCCAGTGATAGAATTTACTGTGCCGATAATATCGTTTGCTGTTACAGCTGATGGCTTAAGTTTGCTGTAGCTTGCTGTAATGCTTGTAAGACTCTTTGTCTTTGATGTGTTAAGTAGTACAACTACGGCATTGCCTTCGTTATCAAAGGCTGTAGTGAAGTCTTCATTCTTTGTAAGAGTGTTAACTGTAATAGTATCAAGAAGAACACCCTTTTCAAGTGTTGCCTTCTGATTTTTTACAGTTGCGGTCTTTGACTCCACCTGCTCTTTATGTGCCTCGTTGTTGGGGTCAAGCACATTTACAAGGATGATGGGTGCAACATTAAACACCCTGAAGCAGGCATCAATAGACTGACAGAGAGTATAATTCTCAAAGTCATCAGAATAACCTACTGCGGCTACGGCCTCTGCGAAACTGTAGCAAATCTGGGGTATGTTTGCCGCTTTATAAGGGTCGGCTACCATGTTAACGGGTGCAGTTCCGAAGATGACCTGCAGGCCTGCGGTACCCTCTATTGGGGTGGTGAGGCTGGTGTCCTGCTCGGATACATACACGCCATGTCTGTATGTTGCCATTAGTTATTTCCCCCTTTTAAGGTTTTAATGATTTGTTTGTATATAAAAGACTCAGCGCTATCTTTTGTGCCGAGTGCTTTTTTTATGGCCGCGAAATCGTCCACGGGGACAATTAAAGCGTTAACCATAGGGCATTTCTTTATGAGCATTTTTACCGCACTTGGTAATCCTTCCGAAAATACGGTATACTGCTTTGCTACGCCCTTTATTGTTGGGCCGCAATAAATGAGTGGTGCATTTGTCAAAGGCTTCTCATTTGGCTTAATTTCGGCCGTTTTTGTGGTTTTTTCTTTTGTACTCATACGAGTGGGTCCTCCTTAATGGTCCGTGCGGCTTCGAAGGTTAAAGTGATACCCCCGAAGTAATAAGGGTGGGTGTCGGATTCCTGCGTAACAAATTCATAGGAACTGCCGACAGCAAAGTTACCGACCCTTCTTTTGCGGCCGAGGTGGTTTTCTATTCGTTGAATCATATTCAAAACATCGGCGTGACCCGTTCTTTGTGGATCGGGATTATAAACGCCGATTAAAAGCAGGACAGTCAGTTCCTTTATGTCACTGAAACTGTCCCAATCTCTTATTTTCCCTCCCGTAGTTCTAATAATTATATATGGCATCTCCGAGAGTTCACTGTCATCGTCTGTCATAGGCACGGGTAGGTCATGAATATGTATCTTGGGTGGTGTTAAATCACCGACCGCGTTTTTTAGGTATGTATCTTTGAACAGTTCCTCAAGTTCAACTTTCAGTTCTGTCTGTAGCTCATAAGGTGTGAGCCCTTTTGTAGTAGTCGGCATTATTTACCCCCCTGTCGTAATAATCTTGAGATTTCAAACTCAACATTTTTCTGTAACCAATCCGCCATATCGGGTTCTATCTTTGCGTACACTTCGTCTTCATTGCCTATCATCTGCGGAACGGCAACCGAGAAGTATTCATGTATGGGTGTTCGTTCCTTGCCTTCTCTCATAAATAGACTGGTGTGTCCACTTTTCATAGTGGCAACAAACGCCCACCTGTCAGCAACGTGCATATCTTTCATTGCACTTGACTTTTTTACTCTTGCTTTTGTGCTGTCGTCAGTCGCTTTTACTTTAAACCCATACAAAGGTAGCGCCGACCCGGATGACTTTAAATGTGCCATCGTTGCGGGTCCCTTAGCTTTAATCAATTTTAAGCTGCTACTTTTTGACTTAAAGTTTGATGATTTTACATCATACACTGATTTGGCCTGATGAAATAATGCGGTTTGGGCTTGCTTTGCAGTTTTGTTTACCGCTCTTTGCAAAACCTTGGGGGCTTTGCTTTCAAGTTTGGGACCGAGTTTTTTTCGGATTTCGTCGAGTTGTACTTCAGCACTTATCTCTACCATTAGCCTTTATACGCCTCCAGCTGCATCCGATACATCCCATCCTCGGTCATCACGTCTGCAACTCTATAAGTTTTCTTTCCGTCAAGATTGATGACCCTGCCCGTTCGGGGCTTGGGGCCAAAATCGGAACAAGGGACGAAAACGAGAAGCAAATCACGATATAAACCTTCGGTGTGTTTTCCGCTCTGGTCATTTTTTGTGAGTTCGTGTTCATCGAAAAGCACACGCATTCTCACCCCGTCCACGATGTGGTAATCGCAGAACTCGTTGAGGTTAAACCATGCGTTTGTCAGGTCTGTTTCGAGCTGTTTTTTGAATGCTTCGTTCACTATTTCGCCCCCTTTTCAGTTTAGATTAATCAGCCGATTTTAACATCAACTGTTGTTGCACTTGCATCAGCAGCTGCGAAGCAATATCCAAGGTCAACACCTGTTGAGCCTTTGGTTGCTGAAACCTTGCCATTTACGGCATACACCTTTGCACCGAGGTCGATTGCAGCGTTGTCTTTTTCAAGCTCAAAAACGCCCTTGAGGAGAACAGATACGAGTTCATCCTTCTTTGCATCGCCACCTGCAATACCTGTAAGGCTACCTACTGTGATTATGTCACCAGCAGTGTATGCTTTGTCGGCTTTATAGGTGAGTACATCACCTGTGTATTTAACAGTCATTATTGTATCCTCCTTTTATTAGAGTGCTACGCCTGTGTGCTTAACAAGGCCTCTGTAGTCTGCAACAGATACGCCCCAATCAAGCCAAATATCCCAATGGAAGCCAAGAACGCCGGGCTTTTCCATTCTGCGTACTGTGGGTGCCTCCTGACCATTGAGGTAGTCAACCTGTACACCACGGCATGAGTCAGTGCCTGCAACAACGAACCAAGGACAAGCGCTTGAACCTGCCATTGTGTTGAGGGTGGGTACCTGAATGATTTCGATAGGATAATTATAGAGTGGGTTGATATCGTTATTGTTTGAACCAGTTACCTGTGCTGAACGGAAAATAGTAGCAAGGTCAAATTCATAGCCAATGGGTACGATGATGTACTTTGGTGACCAGAAGATTGCCTCACCGAAGGGGCTTGTCTGCTTACGGCCGAGTGTGATTGCATCCTGAATTGTTGCCTGTGTGGGCTTTGATGCTGCGGTGATGAGGTTCTTGTGGTCTGCGTGGAAGAGTGCCTTGCCGTCGCCGCTGAACTTTTCGTTATTGAAAAGAACGCTATAAACCTGCTTTTCGATTGTCATCTTGGCTGCCTTTGCGTATGCGCCGGGGAGCTTTGAAATGAAACCGATATCATCGTCAATGAATGCCTTTCTTGTCATTGAGAAAGACTTACCATACTCCTTGAGCTGGCGGGTGGGAAGGACAGCAGTGCTGATGTTGTCACCCTTAAGCTCGCCGTTTTCAGGAACTTCCTCAAATGCGCTGAAGCTGCCGAGGATGTATTCTCTGTCCTTTGAAGCCTTAAAGTCTGAAAGACTGCCCTTTGATGTCCACTTGTCAAATGTAGTGGGGATTTCCTTGTAAACTTCTACGATTGACTTCTGGATAGCAGCATCAAGAATTGCAGGGAATGAGCTTTCAGGGTTAAATGCACGGAGAAGCGCATCAGTGTCGTGTGAAGCTTTACGACCTTCTCTTTCGAGTGATTCTCTTGCGAGGTCCTTAAGTGAATAACCACGGAGCTCATTTGCACCCTTTACAGGATTCTGAACATTTACACCTGCTCTCATGCAGAGTGCATCTGTAGCTGCAGCTCTGAATGTATCGGCTTCATCTGTTACTTCGATTGAACCTGCATAGATGGGTGCGCTTGTCTTCTTGAGGGTCTCAAGAATGCTGGACTTTACTTCTTCGATGGAGTTGCCACCGTTGATGTAAGGTGTGGGGTCCATGTTGAAAGAACGGCAAGCCTCATTGATTGCGCTTACTCTTGCTCTCTCATTGTTTACAGCGTCAGTTGCGTCAACGTCCTTAAGAGCATTGATCTGGGCTGTGAGTGCATCAAATTCTTTCTGTTCTGAGTCGGTGAGAGCTTCGTTGCCAGCCGCTCTGGAAGCATCAAGAATTTCCTGCTGACGTGCATTAGCAGCGTCGAGTTTTTCTTTGACTGTCATTGTCATTACCTCCTGTTTGGTGTGGTTGATTTATTAAGCTGGAGCTGAAGCTCATTAATTGAGCGACCTCTCATTGCTTGTTTCTTTGGGGCTTCCTCTTTTGGGGTTTCGGGAATAAACTCTCGACCCACGCCAACGGAAGCATCGGCGGGGACTGAAACGATGGAAACCTCGAGAGGTGTCCACTTTCGTGCAATCCAACAGGGGCCTTCATATTTGCCGTCCTCTGATTTCTTGCCTTCTTTCACTTCTTCCCATTCTTCAACGGAATATCTCACACTTGTTGCCTTGAGAGTTCCGTTTTTTACCTTTTGGTATATCTTTTCTGCATCTTCATCGGTGTCAAATTCAACTTCTGCGATTCCTCTTGATTCCTCGTTCCATGCACGATGGATTTTACCGCACACTCTGTCTACGTCGTGGTTGAAAAGAAGCACACCGATTTCGTTCAATCTGCCGAGGTCCATTGCACCTTCCGTGTGGTCGAGTATCTCGGGGCCAAACCAACGGGTATAGGGCTCCTCACTTGAAAAGCTGACCGTCATTTTACGACTGCCTTCAGTTTCCTCTGTCGCACGGATGTTACCTGAAAAACAACGAACACCAACATCTTTATTGGTTTGTGTTTCCTGCCTCAGTAGTGTCATTCTGTCCTTGTTCATAGCTATATAGTTCACCTCCAAGTGTTACGCCTTTCTCTTTACAATAGGCTGTGACCTCAGCGATTTCATCTATCTTTTCTTTCCAGTCACGGCCGTTCTCGGATGAAAGTTCAGCGAATGTTTTGAGTCCTGATTCCATTGCCGTTTTGTTTGCATTGGCTTCTTTTACAGGGTCAATCCAAGGTTTCGGTGAACTTACCCAAGTGTGAGTAAGGTATTTTCTTTTAAGTTTTCTATCCTCAAAAAAGCCGGGCATATCAAATACCCCAGCGAGATAGCATGAAATAATAAAGGTTTCATAGATTTCATCCATTACTTCTTTAATGAGTTCTATGTCCTCCGCAAATGTCATATCGTCTTCTATGACACCTTGCCTTGCGCTTGAATAATTTACACCGCTCATATCACGGCTCACAGTTTCGTAACTTAAGCCCTGACCTGCGGATATCAGTCTTTGCTGAATTTTCAGCATACCCTCGGCCTCGCCATAGCTACCCTTGGGGTCTACCACCTGCACCTCATCACCGGGATTCATTTCGGTAATCATACCGGGTGTGAGCATCTTGCCGTTATACTCCATTTTGCCGTCGGTAGTCACCATTCCCCTGCCGTATCCACCTGCTTGGGTCGGATAACTCTTTTTGATGAACACGGAAAGACAAGCGGCTATCCTCTCTTTTACACTGACAGCTGTCATCAGTTCGTTTGCATCACGGATTCGTGGTAATGCCGAGCTCATGTCGGAAATCTCACGGATTTGTGAGGGTCTTTTTTTCTGGTATAAATATATGATTCTCTCGGCGGGTATATACTCGGGGTCAGAAACGCTCCAACCATCAAGGGTGTATTTTTCTATCCAGTAGCCTACAGGTCGGTTATAGGGGTCGAGTTCAATGCCTCCGATTACTTTGTTACCTTTCTTTTTTGGGGTGGTATGATTTGTTGCGAGTTCGTCAACTTCTAATGCCTGAAGCTGAAATGGGACCACACCTTTACCCGTGTAAGTCTTTAGCAGTAGAATTCCACCATCTATCTTTTTTCGAGCCACAGCCATTCTTAACATTTGATTAAGACTCTGCTGACCTGTGATATCACAATGTTGCTTTTTACACCAAATCTTCCACTCTTGTTCGATTATGTCGTCAAGTTCGGGGTCGCCTGTTGATGCCTGCAGGGTATATCCGTGTCCTATTACATTTCTTTTATAAGCAGATATAACGGAGCCCATCATATCGCTGTTGCGCTCAAGGTCACGTGCTCTTGCCCTTATTACATCACGGCTGTTTCTGTCTGTGTATTCAGCGGCTTCGTTGTAAACTCTCCAGCCCGCATTTATCCTATCACGGCCAGCGCTGTCGTAGTTTGCACCTCGGAGGAATTCTAACTCCTGACGCCATGCTTCTCTTTCAGCGGCTCTTTCAGGATTAAAAAAACCGATTATTGTTTCAAGTATGTTAGCCATTGTTACCTCCCATTAAAAAAGCCCACATAGGTATTGTCGAGGAGTGTACCCGCAGATTTCTCCGCTGCAACCTCGGCTTCGAGTTCTGACTTTAAATGTCGGAGCTCTGTGATGTTTGCTCTTGTGAGGGAACGGCTACCGATGCTGTAAGTCTGCCCTGTTAAAAGTATAGCGCTTATGGCGTTATTCACCTGTTCCAGCATTTCTTCCTTTGTTAGTCTTTCATCTGCCATCGGTTATGCCTCCTATCTATAGTAATTAATTAACTTGTAACCCGTTACCAGTAGGTCATAGTGTATGCTCTCTAATAACGCCAAGTTTTGGTTTTCTTTTGCCAAATTGTAATTGCTGTCATTTGCATGAGCTTGGATGTCTTTTCTTTTTTCCTCTATTCTGGGCTCCATTTCCTCAGCCTGTCGGAGGTAATCACGACCCATTTCTTCGAGTGTCATAGGTCGTTCTCCTTTCTTACAGCCAACTGTCACCCGTATTTCCGAACCAGTCCCCGCCATTGTTCAACCAGCTATCTCCCAAGATTCCAGTTGATTGTGGCTCGGTTCGTTTTTCTGCTGTTTCTTTAATATTGGCAAGGTGTAAGGTTCTTACGCCGAGAATGTCTGCGGCGGCCAAACAGTACACCTCACAATCGAGATAGTGGTTGTCGGCGTGGCTCTGTTTTATGCGCCACACAGTCTTTTCTCGGCCGTTTCCGCTTCTCTCTGTGATTTTATGTTCGGCGGTTACCTGCTCGGCATATTCCCGGTCACACCCGTTATATACCATCCAACTCTTTTCGCCGTTTTCTCGTTTCATTCGGGCGGCGATGATGTCTTTATATTTACCGCCGTCAATAAGAACGAGGCTCATACCGTAGGCTTTGCTGGTGCTTTTGTTGACCTTACTTATTTTGTAATGATTCAGCATATCGTCAGTACCCTTACAGGGGAGTGCCCAATCCTCATGTTCAGCGCAAAAATTATATACTTCATCCGTTTGGTCACCCGAGTCTATACAGGCCAATGCCACGACCATGGGTTTATCGTCTTCGGTACGATATTCGAGGTTCATTACATCATCAAGCTCTGCCCAGTTATACACCTGACCGTGTGTAATGTTCTGAGATGTCATATAATCGCCGAATGCTCGAATTGTGTAATATATGGATGTTTCCTGAACATCGACACCAGCGGTCAGTATTTTTGCCCACGCCGGGACCACATATTGAGGCACCAATGTTTGCCTATCCATGACAAGGTCTGCTGAAGTTTTCAGCTTTGTGTCTTCCCAAGGTTCAGCGAGCCATGAGTTACTGAAGTTATGCAGCTTGTCCGGGTCATCTTTTGAACGCATAAACTCCGCCGCGATGTCTTCCCAAGTTGTAAAGGGTGAATATAAAGTACTCAGCCAAAAAGCGATACTGTGTGGTATTTGGGTGGTTTGCTTAACTGCACGCCACTGCCCTTTTTGAAGCATTGCGGTTTTATCACTATCGGTTATGACAGCTCCGCATTCCTGACAAACATAGAATGCCTGCGCGGCTCGGTCGGCGTGACTTAATCCACCATCTTTCCCCGGCCATTTCAATTGCTGAAACTTAAACTCGATAAATTGACCACAATGTATGCAAGGACAGAAGTAGTGCTTTTCTACCTCGCAGTTCTCTTTCATCTGCCAAACGTGACCAGTACGCAGGGTCGGTGTTGAGCAGGCATATATTTTCCTGCCTCTGAAGGTTTTAGTTCTTTCGGATGCAAGTGATATAGGGTCTGCCTCTTTTTTGCCCGCGGGTGGATATTTGTCCACCTCGTCTAAAAACAAATATTTTATAGGTTTTGATGCGAGTCCACTTGGGCTGTTTGCACCTGCAATACTGATATACATCGTATCCATTTGCAGTTCGTCTTTTGAGCTTCGGTTCTCGATGAAATGTTCAACGAGCTGGGAGCTCGACCGTAGCATAGGCTGGAGTCTATTCTCTGATGTTGTTTCTCCCAATTTATCCGTAGGGTATACAACCATTGTAGGCGCCGGGTCCTGTGCTACGATAAACCCCAGCATATTTTGCATTGCTTCGGTTCCGCCTACCTGCGTGGGTTTCACAAATACTATCTGTTCGGTTTCGTAGTTGTTGAATTCATCCATAATGCCCACAAGGTATGGGGTGATCTGGTTTCGCCAAAGACCCGGCATTGCCGAGCTCTTGGCATCAAGCACACGGTATCTCTCTGCCCACTCACTGACCGTTAAGTCATCAGGTGGTTTCAACTGCTTAAGGGCATCTATGATATAGGATTTAAATGTATAGGGTCTGTGGGTATACTTTCGTGGTTTTCTCATTTTCCCGCACCATCCTCGGGTGGGGTTTTACCTGCGACAACAAAATTGCGCAGCATTGTGTTTATTTCGCGTTGCAGGTCTTTCTCTATGCCCCTTTCAACAACGGGGTCGATGTAACCTGAAATGTAGCCCCCGACTCTTGCGGGTATTGCCATCGCAAATTTTTTGAACAAGACAAAAAATCGCTGATAGTCTTCCCCTACTTCTTCAGTCGATATATAACTGCCTTTGGCAATTTCAGTTTTCAGCTGATGTAACTCTGACTGAGATTTTTTCAATTCAATTTCTACACGCAGCTTCTCGTCTTTAAGCTCTCCCTCTTTTTCGGTTTGTGCTCTACCATAGGCCTTATCTGATAAGTATTTTATATACTCTTGTATTGTAGGTATCAGGTCATACTTCCTTGCGCCGCCCTTGGGGTCTTTAACGGTATGTATTACACCTTCCTGTGTCAACTGCTGTATTCGGCGTACGGAAACGCCGAATAAACGAGCGATATAATCAGGCTTTTGCAGGTTTTCAGACATTGGGTATTTCAGCTTCCATTCCTGTGAAATTTTCCCGGCGGCAAAGATTGACTTCACAATATTTTAAGTTGTACAGGCATTTCATGTTTTCACCCTCTTATTTTGGTAATATCCGTACTTTCCGTAACGAAACACAGATTTTATTTTTTGTTACACGGAAAAAAATGCCGCGCCCTCTTTGCCC